TTGAAAGCGTCTATTAAGTGGGGGATTACTCTAATTTTGGGATCATTGCTCTTATCAGCATGTTCTGAACAATCAGTGACGAAAGAAGAAGCTAGTCCAGAAGTTCAATCTAAAGTCGAGGAATCATCGGGATCCAATAAAACAGAGACTGCGGCTGCCGAACCTAAAAAAGAGGATGTAGAGGAACCTGCTGAAGAAGAAGTGTTAAAAGCGAAAGCAGGGGAAACACTAAACATAAACGGTGTTAAGATTACGGTTGTAGATATTGCCAAATTCGATGGAAGAATGAATCAGTTTGAACCTTTAAAAGAAGATCACCCTGTTAAGATTAATGTCATTATTGAAAACACCAACAAAGATAGCGTCTTCGTTGATTCTATGGAGTTTAAATTATATGATACTGACGGATTTGAATTAAGTAGCGCTCTGCCTGGTGATGAAGAGAAGCTATCCGCCGACCTACCTGGAGGTAAAAAAGCAAAAGGAGCAATTTTCTTTGATGTTCCAGTGCAAGAGGGGACTTGGGAACTCCATTACGAAGCCCTTGCATCATTTGGCGGCGATCCTGCAATTTGGGAACTTGAAGCTAAGTAAAGAAAGGCCCTGCATAATCGCAGGGCCTTTCTTATTCCCAAGCGCTTGGGATTTTTATTCTACTTAGTATTAATAGTCGCCGTCTTGGTTCTATTATCCCAATCTATTTTTGCGCCAAGCGCCTCGCTTACCGCTCGCAGAGGAACAAAGGTTACACCATTTTCAAGCTTACCGTCTTTGATTTGCTTTCCGTTCACGATGACATTTACTTTTTCGCTATCTTGTTTCACATTGTCAGCTCCCTTCTTTGATAACCCTTGTTTGAGTTCATTCATCCGGAAATATTGACCTGGGCAAGCCGTCGACGCCAGTTCATTGTGACCGATAACCTTTGCAGAAGGGTATTTTTCCATTAACCACGCATTTAAAGCGATCCCTGAAGCAAGTTGCGCTTCGGTCATCTTCTGCCCTGTAAAATCGCCTTGGTACCCGATATGGAGTGAATCGTGGTTGTGACCTTCTACGCCTGCCCCATAATGGAATCCACGGCCTTCATAGATCGTTCCGTCAAACCCAATCCACCAGTTATAACCGATGCCGTTCCAACCTCGGGAGTTTTTATGAAAATCATGGACCTCGTAAATCCCCCATGTTTTATGAGCCATATGGTGTTGGACTAAAAAAACCACCTTTGGCGGCGGCGGATCTAATGCATATTTAAATTTCAGGCCAGGGTTGACGATGTTTGGCTTTGTCACTCTGTCGTTCCCCCTTTCCGTGACTCGGCACGTTGAATCTTTTTATCCAGCTCCGACTTCACCCAATCGATAATCGCGTTCAGGACCGGCAGCGGTAGCCAGTCGCCCCAGCCTGCACGTATCGAGTTAGCCGTCATACTTTGCACTACATGATACAACGTGCCGATGGCCAGCGCTCCGAAGATAATGCCAGGCAAGCCGAAGACAACATCCAAGAGATGCCCGCCAGCAGGGAGCAACAAAATAAAGAACGTTCTGGCCACTCCATCCAGACCATACCGGCTGCCATACGTATTATCGCGCTTGGCAGCGCGAACGCCGGACAACCAATCCATGATAACGAAAAAGAGCAACGCCGCCATAATGGAGATCACGGCGTCCTCATCGCCATACATAAAATCAAAAACCGGGACCAAGAAGGCCCCGGCAGTGCTGAAAATTGCTTTCCATTTATCCACTTGAAATCCCCCTAATTATAATGGATGCCCCCGGACCATCCAGGGGCATAAAAAATACGCCTTGCGGCGCTGCTGGTAAAACTATTCTTCGATCAGGAATTCCAGACCGCTGTCAACCAAGATATCGCGTACGCCTGGCTGCAGAGATGTCGGTACCTCGCTAAACTTCGTCTTGTCCAGGATTACACGTTGTGCAAAAAACATCGCCATCATATCGCCTCCACCTCCTTTCCAGAGTATCCAGTAAAGGAACCGGCGTATCACTGGTATACCTGGATGGCCATCTCGGCGATGACGTCCTCAATGAATTCCGTTCTTTCTGTTATGGCGCTGTTTTGTGCTTTCAGTAAGGTGTTTTCTTGCTTCAATTCCTCTATTTCGACCGACAATGCCTTCCGCGGCTCTTGTGGGATTCCCGGATTAGCCGGATCAAGGTAAACGAACTCAATTTCTAGCGTTTCAGGATTTACACGGCCAAGAACCCCCTCGGCAAAATCTTGTTCAAGTTCTCTCGGCTCAAGTTTTATAATCCCGACGCTGTTAGGATCTCGATCCATAAGTTTAGTGATCGTGGAGAATGGATCACGCTTATTCTCATACTCCGGGTCAGTGTGTTTAACTTCCTGCGTGTCATGTAAGACTTCACCAGTTGCCTTGTCATAGTAAATCCATCGACCAAATGTGTACAATTTAAAATCCATGTTCAAATCCCTCCTTTCACCTACGCCCATGCTTGCCAAATTACATTGCGGATGTACCTGCCACTAGAGTCGTTATTTTGAATAGTCATCACTTGCCGCAGTGATGTTACGATGTAGAATATACTGTTTCCAACGTCTGAATGCTCAATCCCATCCGCCGTTAAGTATTTGATAGTGCTCCCGCGAACTGAAAAATCATCCCGAAGGCCGCTCCAAGCAAATATCCTTGGAACAAACCCACAATCGACGTTAATGGGAGTCATAGGGGCCATAGCTCCAATATTGCCCATTGCATATTGCACACCTTCTTGTAATGTTCCAATCAATCCCGCCACATTAACCCCAGCTCTTAGATTCGCAGCAGTCAGCCCTGCTACAAGGGCTGTCACCCACGTTAAACCATTGTAATATCCGTGTGGTGGTCGGATAAAGAACCGGTCCCCAGCCCATACTGTTGACTCAAGCCCAGGCATGTGGTTGTTTTCTGCACTTCGGTTTGGCATCTGACCAGCTTTTTTCACGCCATCGTCATAACCTGATTGACCAACGAGCAGATACTGAGGATCTAAAACTGCATCCGCCGTATCAACGACAGTGTTTTTCCCAGACACACCGAAAATGTTTGTGCCACTCTTGATGTTATCGGAACGAAGTGCGGCTTCGGCAGCTTGTAACTGTGCGGGTGTCACCTTGATTTCACCGTCACCGGCCCCACCTTTTTGATATCCCTTTTCTGGATATACGGCAAGTCCTCCATCAGGCCACTTTGCAGCACCCGTGGCTGTCCTGATCCCAGTAAGATTCGGCATTGTGCCCGTTATCAAACCATCTTCTCCAGGAAACGTCTTTCCTGCCAACACATCCCCGGATGTTGCTGTTCCTACCTCACCCCCTTCACCCTGTAAGATAAAAGACGTTCCGTCATAAACCAATGTGTAAACCCCGTTCGCTTTAAGGTTCCCACTAGCAATGTTATTCCCATTGGATTTTTTAATTGGTTTAGCGCCTAAGTCATTTACATTTAACGTTGCTGATCCTGTGTTCGCAGCTAAGGTTTTAACTGTGACACGTAAACCCGCCGTTAGAGACGAAGGCGCAGGCGATAGGGTAACAACGAAAGCATTAGGAACCGATTGACTTGCTTCTCCATATCCTCCAACGGTACTAACCTTATTAATCACCGCAGTATCGACCGCTTCGGCCAAAGCATTAAGATCCCGAGGCACATCGTTAACCGTGTTTTCGTCAATCAATGGCAAATTCAAATTCGGTGTCGTTGCCATTACATCAGCCCCTTGTTCTTGATTTCCTTATACGTCAAACCCGTAGCCCTGATTTCCGCGTAAGTCATACCGGTTGCGGTCATCTCCCCATACGTATAAAACCGGAACACGTAGTTAATAGAAAGATGCGCCGGTGCAATCTCGCGGACCATTCGCTTCAGGTCCTCCACATTCGGCGGTATGCCGTATGTGCTGGTAAATTCAATACGGATGCCGTGATCTAGGGTTACCTCGACATCCCCGTTTGAATAAGCATCTGCCACAATCTTAATCTGAGCGGCCCCGATCTTCCCCGTTCCCCGGATTTTACTTTTGATCACACTCCGGCGCTCTTCGAGCGATTTTGTAAGATCTGTCCGAATCCCTAGTTCCTTTTCGTAGATACTGAGCGCCCAAGTGGCTGTGTCAATATTCAGCTGCGCCAGAAGAGAACTCATTTCAACGTCGAAGTTGTCCAGCGAAAGACCGATCGATCCATTAATTTCATTGGTCAAGGGATCTCTACGGACAATCTTGTGTAGGTTTCGATTCAGCTTTTCTTTAAACAAGCGATACCGCCCCCAATACCGCCACCTGTTTGGGTCCGACTTGCGGGTTATCGATAGCTCCATTCACCAGCAACCCAGCGTAATCTTCCACGCCTACGCTATCGAGGATAGCCTGGCCGATGCGGGCATACGAGACATAGTTGAGCTGAAAGGCGATGCTCTTCAGGTATTCGGTGATTGAATCCTCAATGTTCTCTCGTACTTCATCGATGGTGTAACCGCCTGCACTGGACACCGAGACCGAAATATTAAGTATCAACGGATCAGCTGAAAGCACATAACATTTAGCTCCTATCGGAGCCTCTCCATTTCCTAGACCGGTGCTTCCTGGATCAATATGTTCCTGCACCTGATCAACCAATGTCTGGGCTGCCGGTTGCTTTTCTTGATCGATGATAATGACTTCCACCGTGTTATCGCCGCGTTCAACCGGGAAGACTTTCGCCCCGCCTACGCCGGACACTTCCTTCGCCCATTGCAGATAGTGGTAAATGTTTGCACTCGTCGGCGGCGTCCGGACAGCAATATAATATCGTTCGCGCAAGCTATCGTCGGTTTCAGCCGCGTACCCTCCATCGGTCGGTTGCGGATTGGTGACGGCCGTGATCCCTGGAAGCGTGACCGGCATCTGTGTAATCTGATCAGCAGGAACATTCCCGACCGGACCGGACAGAATGCTTTTTACACGCAGCGTCCCCGATCCCGTGATCGTCTTCACCTCGTCTGCTGCAAATTGGACACCCGAAGGCGTTTCAAATAGGTCCCCCACATTCGCAGTGCCGTTCCCGGTCACCTGTAGGATTCCCGATCCATAAGTGGCCGGAGTACGAACAATGCCTTTCCGTTGCTTGACGAAAGCTTCCAGTAACGCGCCTGTCAGGTTGTCTACGTCCAGCAACCGCTGAACCCCTTCAAGATCCCCCTGAAGATCAGATACCACAATGGCCACGCTCTTGAGCATGTCATGAATCAAATACCCTTCTGACTTGTCATACGATGGATCAATATTGCTCAGGAGCTGATCGAGTAATGCAGCAACTTTTTCATCATCCACTGTATCTCACCTCGCTTTCAAAGCCTTCGATGATCTTTCGTCTCGTCAAGATGCTAAACGATAGGATAGCCCTTCCGTCTCCGCGTTGAACGGTTAAATCCTCAATGCCGGTCACTTCCGGATGGAGCATGATCGTTTCCGCGATTTGTCTCCCGACTTCAGATGTAATCGTCGCTAAGGGTATGTCTTTGCGGCCAATAAATTTGGCAAGCCCAATCCCGAATTCCGTGCTGTACACAGGATATTTATCCGTCTCCGTGATCAAAACCATGGTCACCCATTGTTTGATGGCTTCTTCATAGGTAGCCTCAACCGGCTTGCCATCCTTCAGCACGTATTTTTGCTCGTCGAAGTCAAATAAAAAGACTTTACCCATCGAAGCTGCGGGCAAAGTCTCTTCTGTTTCATCAAATGCCAATTCCGGAAACACATTATTCACCTGCCTTGTCGATTGCATAATACGTCTGGCCATGAGGCGCGGGTATCAGGATCACATAGTCCCCAGGCGTTAACGGAACCGGTATATGGTACAGCCAATTGGCTATAACCAGATCTTCCGCATCGAGGATGATTTCATCCCCGATAGACACCGACAAGGCGGGCATGCCGGATATCACTTTCCCGAGTGTAATGCCTGGCATGTTCGGGTTATTCCGGGATTTGAACATGTTCGCAAGCTTTACGTCCCATTTATCCATCAGACCGCCTCCAGTTCAACTGCAACTTTGTGAATGCCATTGTTCACGGTATGATTGGCCGTCTTGATCAGGTATTTTCCCACAATGCCGGTGACCGGTTCATTCATGTTCAGAATTCGTCCCGCGCGGATCTCATCATGGCCCATCATTTCACAGGAGATGGTCTCCCCGATCCGGTTCAGCTGGCTCAGGGTATTGGCCGCGATGTTCCGCGCCTGGGATGCATTCTTTTTATCAACCGTCACGACATCCGTTAGCTGGCCAAACTTCGTGATGCTCCCCTTGTCCGATGCTTGCGCATAAATCTTCGTGGACTTCTCGTCCTCGGACACGACAACCACATTGTTTTTCATCTCTTCGATGCTTAATTCTCGTGTCGGATTAGCAATGGTATCCGTGACGGGATATGCATACGTGTTATAGCTGAGACGAGTAACTGGATTGATCACCAAATCGGACATCTTTCGGATAGTCAATATTCCCTTTGTCATCTCTACCCGATATTTCTGCTTCGTTTCCTTATGCACCTGATCCAAAATATCCATGATGATATCACTTACCAGCGCTTCCTTGTAAATCTGTGTGATCAGTGTCGGCATGCTATCGATTTGATGCTTTACGCCGAACTTATCCAACAGCTTGGCAATGGCCTGGGAAGCTGCTGCTTTTTTGAACTGGATAATGGTCTCGTTCTTGTTCAGATACCAAGAGCGGTCAAAGCATGTAAAGGATTTGGATGTCCGGCCATTAATGCCGCATGTGACGACCACATAGTAATTCAAGAACTTACCGTCATTGAATAAGGCCACTTGATCCCCAACTTCGATCAGATCCCAAGGATTAAAGAACCGGCTATCGTTATGGATGTAATCGAAGCTGAGTTCTTCGCCCAAAGCATCGATATTGCTCGACCAGGCTAAACTTCCGACCAGCTGCGTAACGTTTTGCTTCTTTCCATTTTTCATAAGTAAAATCTGATGCATTACGTCACCTTCACAAACTTGAATTCTTTGACGGCCAAGGAATAGCGAATATCCCCGCTGCGGTCCCAGCCGTGGACAAAGTTATCAATCGTGCACGGCATGTTTAACACTTCCTGTTCCTTGTTATCCGTAATAATCACCCGCAGCGGCACGCGCCGTTCTCGCCACTTCCGGAAGAACTGCACATAGGACCACCCGAGCCGCTTGTCCTTCATAAATGGATAGATCCGCATCGGGAAGAACGATTCAATAGCCAACGAGCGAAGCCCCGGCGTCCCAATTAAATTGATTGTACCGAGATTCATTGTCTGAAATTCTTCGTTATTCCACGGATGCTCGATATTCATTTCAGGCGGCAGAACTGGCAACCTTCGAACTTCTTCAAAGCTGTTAGCCGCAAATACAATATCCATGCTCTCTCGCCTCCTTACACATTCCCGAGTGCCATTTCTAGCTTGGATACGGCTTTATTCATCAACTGATTGACATACTCTTCCTCACCGATGACATTGCCCTGGATAATGATTTCAATCTTGATCGGCCCTCGGCTGGCATTGATCATCTTTTCAGACTTGTCGGCTGGGATCACCTGGCTTCCGCCTGGAAGATTGACGATCTCGCCGCCCCGCTCATTGATTTGCGCCAAACCACCCTTGAAATAGCTGGTTCCGAGTGCGAATTTCGGGATTTTGGGGATACTGACGCCGAATGTGCCGCCGCCCATCCATTCCGGAATGTCCACGCTGATGCTATTGACTTTATCAATCAGTCCATTGATCATTTCAATGATGGCATTGATCGGTGCCTTTGCGTACGTCTTGATTAGGCTAAACGTACCGCTGAAGGACTCCACGATGCCATTCCATGCCCCGTCCCAATCGCCTTTAAAGACAGACTTCAGGAATTTGGTGATACCGCCAAAAATCTGTTTGGTGCTGCTCACAACACCGCGGACCGTTTCCAGGAACTGTTGACCAAGAGGGAACGAATTCAGCCAGTTCCCTACGCTGCTTACCGTGTTCACGATGAAGGTTTTAATGCCCCCCCATACGCCTTTCAGCATCCCGCCCAGCTGCTGAGCTTTTAGCTTCACAGTATCCCAGTTTTTCCATAGGGCAATCCCTACCCCGATCAGAGCGCCAATGGCAAGAGCGATGAGTCCAAACGGGTTCGCTGCTGCTGCAACATTCAGTGCGATTTGCGCAACTGTCATCCCTTTCGTGACTGCTGTCCATGTCTTGAAAAGCCCGCTGATTGTTCCGACAATCTTCTGCGCTACAATAGCTGCCGTGAGGCCACCAATCACCGGTATAAGCCAATCGGCGTTATCCTTGGCCCAAGCAATCGAGTCTTTGAATCCGTCGATGACTTTCGCGCCCTTGGTAAACGCCTCCTGGATGGCAGCTTCGATTTCCGGAGAATGATCTTTGAACCACTGGCCAAACTCGCTAAGCTTCGGCATCAATCGGTCGGAAATCGGAATCAATACGGATGTTTCGATCATCCTGCCGATGCCTTTCATGGCCTGTAGGGGATTCTCGTACTTTACCTGATTAATCCCTTCCATGGTGTTCTTGGTCATATCGAACTGCTTCCGGGCTGATCCGAGCGCGGCGATAACATCCTTCTCCATATCCTCAGCCTGGGTCCCGAAGAGATTTACGGAAGCTGCGCTTTTCTTGGCTGGGTCTTTCAGCTGCTCCATGGCCTTCATGACTTGATCAAATGCCTTTTGCGCACGCGGTCCGCCTGCGGCGAACTCATCCGTCATTTTGGCCGCATCGAGGCCCAACGCTCGGAATCCTTCGGCTGAAGTCTTTGAACCATCTTTCGACCGGATGCCGAATTCCTTCATCGCGTCCCCGACTTTATCCAGGTTGAACGCCCCTTCAGCTAAACCAGCGCCGAAGATGTCGAACATCTCATTTGCCGTAAAACCAAGGTTTTTGAAGTACACGCTGTATTCATTGGCGGTATCCAGTAATTCATCGGATTTATTCAGTCCGTTTTGGGCGCCTTGAGAAAGCAAGTTATAGGCCTCCGTGCTGGATATGCCAAAATTCTTCATCATGGTGTCCGCTGCCTTGATGGATTGACTAATATCCTCCCCGAACACATCTCGGTACGTCACAGCTAACGAGGTGGTTTGTTTCAACTCTTCCCCGACCTGGCCCGTTACCTGTTTGGCGGTTGTCATGGCATTCGCTAAGTCGGACCAGCTTTCACCCATATTCAATTTATAAAGATCCGTGATCTGGCCCTTCATGGCTTTCATTTCTTCTGTCGTCGCACCTGTAGCCGCCTGCATGTTCGTCATGGACGATGAATAGTCCTTTACGAAATCAATGCTGCTGGTTATACCGGATGCGGCCAACGCAATTCCGCCTATCGCAACGCCAACCCCGACGGCCGCTTTTGCTGCTGCTCCAAAACCACCTACTGCCCGCTGCTTGAAGCCATCGACATGGTTGTTAAGAACTTTCATCTGCCGGCTGTTCTGTTTGGTGTTATCAGAGGCTTTTTTCAGCTTGGAAGAAAACTTGTCTCTCAGATTTAGGACGGTGTTAATCGTTTTGGTCGCCAATGCCTGGCCACCCCCTAAAACAAAATAGAGGGGCTATTTGCCCCCCGAATTGAATAATTGCCTGTATTCTGTTGCTTTGTCTTCGTAATACTGCTCCATCCAAGCCCGATAGACGGATTTCTCGATTTCTGAGAGTTGAAGTAATTTATCATGATCCTGACCGCGTAAGACGTAAAACCCGATCATCTGCATATCAGGATCATGCTTGATTAGTTTTTTATTTCTTCATCCAGCTTCTGAGGTTTCGTGAAGCCGCTCAATTCCATAGCCTTTTCAGCAAGATCTTTGATCTCGTGCAATTCCAGTAGCTTCTCCACGATCTCCACATTGTCGGTGACATCATACTCGGCCAACAGTTCTGAATTACGGAATAGACTTACGCAGTTGTAGATAAGGAACATATTCGCGTAAACCTGGCTCTCTGTGCTATCGCCAGACATATCAACGCTTTTGAAGAAGATGTTACGCGGCGGGCTTTGTACGGTTAAGTAACCGCCCAGGCTTTCGACATACACATCCTCAGAGCGCGTTCGTGCTGCCTCTTTTTCCGCTTTCTTTGCTACCAGATCCGTCAGTGTCAGTTTTACATCTCGTTTTTGGTTTGCCATAATCTTGTATCCTCCCTCAAATTAAAAAGGAAGCACTCGAAGTGCTTCCCGTTTATTTTTTTGATTACATCGTACCTAGAATTTCAAAATCAGAGAACGTGAACGGAAGTTCTTCTTCACTGATCGACTTAGCTTCGGTACTTGCCCCGAACTCGCTGAAAATAACGCCAAGCAACGCTACTCGTTCCGCTTTGCCTGTGGATCGGTTTTGAATCTTGGTTACAATTCGGATATCGGGCATCTCGCCCGTTTTAAAGGCTTCGGCCATAATCGAGATGCCCCGGCTCCGGATTTTGTTCGAGGTAAGCGTCCCTTCCCCACCAAAGCCCATATATTTCTTGTAGGTGCGCGGATCTCCGAGAAAGGTAACGTCCTCGAACTCACCTGTCATTTTGTATTCTAACGATTTCAGGTCTGGCCAAATTTCATTGTTCACCCAAACGTTTGCATCATTCCCGCTCACAACCTGGTTTCCCATGTACGGATTCATCGTGTTCTTTCCTCCGATCGTTTAAATGATTATTGAAGCTCTACATTGAACGTGAAATCTTCCATAGCATCGGTAATCTTGATATTCCCGCCCAGGTAGACATTCGAACGGAACGTGTTATTCAGTACCGTTTGGTCGTCCCAATCTTCAGCCTCTGTTTTGCCGATGGCTACCCACGCTGCCCGCTGCGCCTCGATATCGACAAACGCTTTATTGTCGAACGTATTATCCAGGACATCCTCGCCAGCAAGCGCGGCAAAGTAACTATTGATCGATGTGATCAGGAGCACTTGGTAATCATATTTGTTCTTGAACTTGCCCATGTACTCGTTTTTGAATGTGTTTTTGATATCCTCTCGGATCAGATCCATCGACTCGACAATCAGGATTTTTTTGAAGTCCTCGGACACCGTAGGAGAAAGTGTTGTTAACGAATTGACCCCTCTGGCCACACGAACAACTTCCTCATCGTTAAAGAGTACGAACTTCCCAGCTTCTACAGCGGCCTCAACATCTGCCGGTTCTTCCACGCTGATGACATCCGCGAAGGAATAGAATGTACTGGAGCGGGTAAGCGGCAGGCCAGCCAGCAAGCCCAGCAATCGAGGAATGAACTTATCCCCGGTTACGGCCCCATCTGTCGTCGTGATTGTCGGATTCACAAAGTTTACGATGTGCTGGCAATCTGGATCGATGGCATTAAAGACAACTGCCTTGATGCTTTTGCCCAGCTTTTCCTGTTCTTTGACATAGGCGACGAGATCCGTTTGTTCATCTTCGGTCCCTTCCGCTAGGCCAATCCAGTTATATTTCCGGCTGCCGATCCGCTGCAACGCATCTCCGACCACCGCGACGCTGCTTGTAGCCACCGGCGCGACAATGACTTTGGCAGCTCCCATGCGCAGCACGTCCTTAATGTATTGCACGCTGGCTGCGGTAAACTTGGTCGCATCGATCTGCAGCTGTGACTTGTATTCCTTAATGGCATACGTGGTGTCCGTGTCATCCTTGAGAATCAGGGAAACAATCCCTCTTGCCGAACGCTGTATCAGCGTAGCCGCCAGCTTTTTAAATGTGATATCGATACTTGGCAATCCAATCGCCATATCTCAATCCCTCTTTTCTACGTTCAAATATAGGTCGTTCATGTCTTCTCCGGTTTCGGTCATGTCAAATTCGAGCAAATAAATCTCGAACGTGGCCTGAAGCACCCCATCCGTAGTTCCGGCATTGAAATCCGAAGGAAAGACAGGATATCCTTCCTTCAGTTCAATGCATCCCTCGAAACCAAGCTCCAACGTTTCTGTCATATCTAGCAGCTCCTGCTGCTTGTGATGACGATCCGAAGGGAAGTAATAGATTCGGATGAGGATCGTCCGTTCCCGGCCGTAGCTGCCATGCTGTGAACCTTGCAGCTCCGTTTCAACAAAAAAAGATGAGGGCGAAAAACCCTCACTAATATCATTGCTTTGAATCTCCACGTCCGGTGCGATGGTCAACAACCGTTCATTAATGGCGGTGACAATTTCTTTTAACGTGATCATTTACTTCAGTCCTTTTTCCAGCAGATCATCGACGAAATCCTCACAGGCGCTGAAGAACTTGTCCTCATACCCTTTGTGGGCTTTCTGGAACACTCGATGGCCCCGAACGAAACCGACCACCTTCCCGCTTTTGGTGACTTGCCGATGGCCGTCTTCAATCAAGTGCGCGTGCGGGGATGAGTTATACACCCGAATAGATAAGGTGTCCCCTTGATACAGGTACACCTTCCCGCGCTTAATGCCCTTGATATAGTTGCCTGTCCGCTTCTTGACTTCTTTGCGGGCAATGGATGCCGTGAATCGTCTGAGCTTGGTTCCCTCGGACTGAAGAAAATTGCGGGTTTCCCTGGGCGTCTGGCGCTGGGCTAAATCAAGCAGCTGCACGGTGAAGTCATCCAGCTCGGACAAATCGAATTCGTTGCGGCTCATGTAATCACTTCCTCGGCAAAGATTTCAAGCTTGGCATTCCGGAAATACGGATTCAGGATAAACTTGATATTAAACCGATGTTCCTTGTAGGTGATCCACATGTCCTGCTTGATGTCTTTCCCGCTTCCATACCGGACGATGATCTTATGCGTGGTACTACTCAGCAATGTTTCCGCCTGGGCCTTCTGCAAGGTTCCTGTTTGCGGGATGATTTCGGCCCATACCTCTTTGAACACGGCATCCCGGTAATCCGTCTGTTTCATCTCGTTTTGAAACTTCTCCTTGTGCCAGACGGTAATCCTCCCGCGCATCTTACCCGCATTCATGGCGTCACCCCGCTTTGGACACTCAGCTGGACAATGAAGTTCTGGATCACGGTCGGTATCTTGATATCCTTATCCGTGATTTCACGGTTTTCATAGAACAGCGCCACCAGCATGAGAACCACGATGTTATAAAGCTCGTTTTTCTGTTGTTCCGGCACCCCCGCTCCGCGAAGATACTCCTTTGCACCGGCAATAAAACCGGTAATCAGAAGGTCATCTTCGTCATAATCCACCCGAAGGTAATCCTTAACGTATTGAAGGTCCATGGTACATCTCCTTCATACTCCCAATCGCTTGGGAATTTCGTTTATTTGTCCCCGGATACATCTCCAGTTGGTGGATTCGAATCGGGAGTTTCTGAACTTCCTGCTGGGGGGATGCTGTCCTCTAATGTCGGCTTGTCTTCTGTGGCCTTCTGTGCGCCTTCAGGATCGTTTTTCGCGGCTTCCTGCACATCTACCGCCACCTCAACCGAAAACGGCGCTAGGACGATTCTAGCGCCGCTACGATCGGATTCAAAACGGATCTTCTCGGACAGTTGTTCATGCTCGGTTATGCTGAGTGGGCGATTAGCTTTCCAGATGACCAGCACTTCCTCACCAACTTTAACTTCGTCCGCCTTTTCGGCGGTTATCTTCTTGCCTCTTGCCATAATGGCTCATCCCTTTCTGTAAAGAGGGCGTAGCGCCCTCTAGATTAAGTTGTCGTGCCTTTTTTAACGATGACCACGCCGTTTGGATCGATCAGCTTGCCGTCAGCGATCAGAATCGCCTTATCCACCCACTCGTTTGTGTCGTGATCAAAATAACGGAAGAGCTGCATTTCAAGATTCGAATTAAAACCGTAGTTCTTCAGGTTGCACAGAATAGCGACCGCTTCACCGGCAGCGGCATCGTCGTAGAACGGAAGGACATCATCCTCTACCTCAATGACTTCCTTGCCGCTAAAGCGTCCCTGTGGCCCTTCAGTGATTCCGTAGTTCGTGCGGGCGATGGGTTGACCTTGGTCATCGGTCATCCCGTCAATGTAGCCATCATACGTCGAAGAAGCCATAATGAAGGTTGCCCCGGCCTTATAGGCTAACGGCAGCTTGGCCAGGACTTTCTTTTTCCAGCCTTCCCACGAGGTGAATTCTGCATCGGTCAACGTGACAATCTGCGCAGCCGGAACCCGGTCATCGTTCAGAATGCCTTTTGCCTTTCCGTTCCCATCCCCGCGAACAACGGCCAAATCAATGGCCTTAATCATGGCTTCCACAATCAGCTCTGTAATCGTGGCTTCAAATCCTTCCAGGGTCGTGGTGTCTGCCAGCAGCGAAATGGCCACTTTGCATTCGAGACCGTGATAATTAAAGGATACCTTCGTATTGGCCGTAACCTTTTGTTTGTCCGAGGGCGTAGTTTCCCCGATCCATTGGGCTACCGGCTTAAGCGTGGCAATTGGAACATCTACGCCGCCTTTAATATTGAGTTGGCGCACCCGCTTGAAGATTTGCCCATATACCTTCAGCTGTCGCACGACTTCACTGAGGATCGTCGTCGGAATGACAGCGGACACATCGGCCGTCGTGGTCGTGGCTCGAAGCTCCGGCGTGATTTCACCAGTCTTGGCAAACTTCATAAATGCACTCCGGTATTCTACCGAGCTGTAATGATCCGCAGGCTGCTCCGACCGCTGATGCTGCTGCATTCCGTACGAATTCAGAATTTGAGTTTGTGCGGAACCTCCCAGTGCTGGAACTTGGCTTCTGCCTTCGGCTGGCGGCGTGCTTCCGCCTGCTGGTTCCTCTGGAAGCTTGTCCAGTTCGCTGCGGATCTCGCTAATCTCCCCGTTAATGCCGTCCAGTTCACTGTTAATGCTCCGCAGCTCTTCAACCGTTGTGGCCTTATCTGCCTGAATCCCAAGCTCTTTCTTGCGTGCTTCTTTCTGTCCCAGCAATTTCTCCAAAAATTTTCTCATCGTTCATCAACCTTTCAAGAGTATTTGACTTCGTAGGCGTAACATTTCAAGCTCGTTGTTCGAACTCGCCAGTTCGGACCGCGCACTCTCCAGTGCGGCGCGGGCACTCTCCAGTGCCTGCTCGTCACGAGCGTTTATATCAGTTCCGGCATAGGCCGGAAAGGATACCGCAGATACTTCGATGACGCGGGCAATATCCAGGATTCGGCGAACCGGCATATCCGTGTCCAGCCCCTCCCACTTCTGATCCCGGATGAAAAAAATAAAGGACATGCCGTTAACGTCCTGCCTTGCGATGGACGAATGCAATGCCCTTGCCTCGGTATTATTTTCGATGTCCAGATTTCCCCGGACGAGCAGCCCTGTGTCATCCACACTCAGCTGCAGGGTCGAATTCGCATTGTTATTGCGGCTTCTAGCGAGTGGGATACTTTGTAAATTGTGATTCACCGTAAGCACCACATCTCTAAAATCCGTTTTTGAGAATGCCGTTCGTTCAATGATTTCTTCGTACCATCCACCAATGACGGTTTTTTGATCAAACACGGCGGCATGTCCCTCAATGACCCCGCTCTCCTGTTCGGCCCTTAAATCCGGAAATGTGAAGGAACGCTTTTCCCTGGTCATCAGATCCGGGAGATTAGTCTTGCTCATTGTCTTCCACCGCCTTTCCTTTGTTCATGTTCGACATCTGGTATTGGTTGATCAGTGTAACGTCAATGTAATTCAATGACTGCGTTCGGCGCTCACCACCCTTCACGGGCGGATACCCGAGCAGCTTCAGCTTTTGGTTATCGCTGAGCAGGCCCTGTTCGCCGGTCACTTTGATCAAATTCAGCTTGGCCCCGGTGCTGAGATAGTTCATATCACGATGATAGAAAATGATCTCATTGCCTACGTCCAGCTCCCGCTCTGTAAACAGGATCTTCGAAAACTTTTGGCCAAAATAAATGACCAGCGGCTCGAGCGCTTTTTCATAAAACGCCTGATACTGGTCATCGTTGAATTCGCCGGTGATGATCGGCAAGGATACTCCGAACCAATTCAGCACACTTTGCTGAAGGAAAGCTAGCGTATCCTTATCTATGAATTTGACATCCCCCTTAATTGGGATGTATTCCCCTTTTAAGTCAACCGGCAATATCCCGCTTTCGCCTGAAGCGATAAGGCGTTCAAATCTTGCACGCTCTGCCCGGCTGGCATCATCGTCCATCATGGTTGACACTTTGAGCACGGCCTGAACAGCTGCATTAATCTTGGCCGCTCTTGATAACCCTTGGGATAGTGTATGATTCGTTTCCAGCACCTTCAGTAATGCGGCGTTATCCGGCTGGCCGTTCATCCCGCCGCCCATCATCTCGTTCACCGAGAATTTTTTGCGCAGATGGATGACGTCCGCATATGGGAACATGAAATTTGTCCCGTTCGGGAAATAGAAGCGAATCAGCATAACGCCTTGCGGGTCCTGAAGAAATTCGACTCGACTTGGATTGATAGGATAGAAGGCTCGATATGTTCGCTTCTCGATGCCGCTGCTGGTATCCGAATCAAAGATCGGTATGATAAAGGCGTTGTAATTCATGAGCAGCAGCCAGATCGTTTTTTCGATAAATTCACTGGTTGTCATCAGCGGATTCGGACCAAACTTAAGCAACCGATTGATGTTGCCCTTCGGGATATGCTGCTCATCATCCCCATGACGGATATGCCGCGGCTGAAGCTTGCTCATCTCTGTTGCAATCGCATTGATACAGTCCTGCACGATATCAGATGCATAGATATCTGTCCCGAACTGGCTAAAGATCGGCAGTCCGCCGCTCAGCATACGCATGATTTTCGCGTCTTTTCGCTGGCTGGCCCAGCCTCGAAGCACGTCCAATAACGACATGGTATTCCTCCTTTCCTTAGAATTAAGCGGACAGCCGCAGGAAATCGCTTCGGTTATCCAAGTACACCCGATAACAAATGATCAGCGTCACCGCGCCGTCGATCTTTTTATCTTCCTTACCTTGAATTTTGACTGGCATTTGTTCCAGCTTCGAATTGACGGCAATGGCCGTATTCTCCAAACACCATCGATCTAGGCTGTCATCGTTGTAATAAATCAGATCACTTCGAAGATCCGCTTCGACCAATCGCATGGGTTCCGACATCGGCCCCCAATCTTGAACCACACGAACCGTATCAAACCCGAGGTCTTCCATTTCCTTCGCCCAATAGACGGCCGACCATTTGTCATATCCAATTTTTAAGAATCGAATGCCGTACTCTTTGACGAGCTTAACGAACCACGCTGTTACATGGCTGAAATCATTCTCGTTCCCGTCGCTGATCGTAATACGGCCTTGTCGAACCCATTCCTTGTATTTGTCCTCATCCTCTTTGGACAGGTTCAGCAGCTTCGTTTGCGGTATAAAGTATTGAGAAACGGTGTACTTCTTCCCGTCCTTAATGAACAAGGCTCTTGCACATGCCAAGTCGCCTGACTTGGATAAGTCAACGCCGCCGATCGCGACACGCCCGCGCATTTCTTCCAGTTCAAACGGCTCGTCTTTGCTGTTCCGGATTTCTTCAGCCAGCAGCCACGCAGCCGCATTGTTGGATTTGATATTGAAATCTTTAGACAACATAAAAACCCGCTCGGCTTTGTCCTTCTGCGCCTTGCGGATTTGGTCTTTGATGTATTTGACTTTCTTGATACTGCCCAAACTCGGATTGGACTTCTGCCAGGACTTCGGGTCCTGCCATACTTCCTGTTCGCTGTCCTGCGTGTACAGCCAGGCCAGCAGCGTGGCGTCCTCCTGTTCGCCCTCCAGTACTTCCCTCGCATACTTCAATTCCTGATCGAGATACCCGTCATTGACAAACCCTTCGGTCGTGATATTGATAAACCACGGCTCGTCCTTCGTGGACTGCGATTGATCAATAGACTTGGCGATGACGTTCGTTTTCATCTCGTGGGATTCATCCAAGATCGCGCCATCGATGTTGCGCCCTTCTTTGTTTCGGGTCTTGTCCGAAATTTTGAAGATGCGGCTGCGGTTCTTTTGATTGTAAATCCCCTTCAGGTTCTTATGCGTCCGCTTGCCTTTCGGATCGAATTGCTCCCGCATGTTGTTAATCTCACCAAAGATTAAATCCGCCTGGCTGTCGTCGTTCGAGGAACACACGATATCATTGCCGCCGGTGCCGACCATCAGTTCTGTCAAACACAGCGCCGCGCATAGCGTTGATTTCCCATTCTTCCGAGCAATCAGGAGAATGGCTTTCTTAAACCTACGCAGCTTCGGCTTCGGCGGGTATTCTTCGTAATAACGATAGTATCCTTCGTCTGACCACTTGAACGAATAAAACACCTCAATGAACGCTTTCTCCCACAACTCCAATAAAAACGGCTTACCGTAAAACGGGCTCTTCGTGTGGCGGCAAAACGTCTCGATGAATTCGATTCGGAAATGTGCATCTGAAGTATCATAAATGTAATCAGGGTTTTCCAGATCGGCGACCAGGTTGTTCAGCAGTTGCGTTAATTCCTGGCCCGCGATAATCTCGCCACGATCAATGGCGCATTTATATTGCAGTAGGTAGTTAGTCGCCCTGACGTTCACGCAGGAACTTATCGAATTCGTCATCGTCTTCGATCACGTCCTTCATCAGTACCCCATTCAGCGTTTTTACAATAACAGAATAAGAATTGACGTTCTTCAAATACTGCTTGGCCGCTTCGACGGGTCGCTGAAGCCGGGGATTCGTCGGATGAAATTCCACCATACCGGTTTCTGCCATCCGGCTGCGCAGCTCAGAATTTTCTGCTTTCAGAAATGCCGCATCTTGAATTAGGCCGTCAACCAGCTCCGCCTTTTCCGGGTCCACTTTACTGAAAATTTCCCGAAGCTTCGCTTCTTCTCGTTTGAGAATCTCACTTTTTGCAGAAATTCGAACCACCTCTCCGATTTTCAAAATTTTGACCTTGTGCGAAAAAAGGGTTCCCTATACGGTCCTGGACGGACCTCCATTTTTTTGTTACCGGGGGGGCTTAGATTTCAGAGATTAATTTTTAATGTATTAGATATTCGTTCAAGTACTTCACGAACAATCTCGTCAACCTCATCGCTTCCCTTGCTCATCTCAACAGTGACATTAATATCTGAATCGAAATCAGGTGTATGATCATCTATTCCTAAATCCTTTTCAATACTGTCACACACATCATTCAATCTTTCGGCAACATGCTTTGCTTCGCTAGCAAGCAAACTGTATTTGCTTTCATTCATACGGATCAGCCTATCCAGGTACTCCATCTTTGCATGTATGTTTGCTCTTGGTTTGTTATCGAATAATGGAGCAATCAGTTTAGCCTTATCTTCCCGCAATTCATCCAACAGGATTGGATTAGCAGACTTCCGTTTGAACATCGTAACCCCTCCCTAAACTTCGATTAGATTCTTCCAGTCAACAAAGCAAACTCATCCAGACTGAAATTGCCGAGCAGCTTATCCCCACTGACGATCCCCAGACCATCCTTTAAATGCTTTGTTGGATGACCGGTGTATGCATAGATCCACTCATCTTTAAGCAATCCATGTCCCCTAGCAATTTCCTCGGCTGCTGCAATATCATCAGCTGCAATGATGTATGGAGAGCCCTTCACATCGGTAGGTTCGTTACGATCAGTAGAGACAATAACGAATGGTCCCCGGACACCTGCACTGAACTGTTCAGCTGCACGTAAAGCATCCCGGATTCTTTCTGTAGGAGAAAGATCGGTTAATCTCCCTGAAGAGAATAAGCTTCCTCTTGCAATGTTGTATCCACACCCAACAGAATCATATCCAGCAGTTGGCCTTCCTACCTGAAAGTCACCCTCGATAACAAACAGTTCCCCTCGATATCCAACTAGAAAGGTACCGCCTGATTCTTCGCCACTGTCTGTTCTGGAATAACCCCCATCTCTCAAGCATCGACGTACAGCCTCCACGAATTCAGTCACCATGTATTCATAGGTGTCAAGCTCGGGCTTGTGATAAGGTATTTGAAGTTTATATCTTAGGAGTTGCCCCATACGAAATGAGGAAGTGAATCCCATAATAAACTCGCCTTTCCTAAACACCTTCTCGTCTGCCCGGATCGTTAAGCTTAATCCTGCAACACCGGCACTATCTCCACCGATATAAACCCTGCCGTCATCAATAAGACCAACTATGCATGTCAAATCTATTTCACCTCACGGTTGATATTGTTCAAACCATTTCTCGATGTATCCACGCCATTCATCTCGGCGATACTTGCGGTCCTCGTCCACTTCCAGACGCGCCAGGCATTCCTCGCGGCTCACATCACAAAAGATTAGCTCAGCTCCTAAATCATCGGCCAGACGTTCACGCTTCCGCTTGTCCGCATACCCTCCGATCACCCAAGCGCTACGCCACTTACCATAGCGTGTCTTGATGTTGTCGATCAGCATGTTATGAATACCTCTCACATTAAATAACAGCCCGTCCGGCTTGTCATAGTTCGGAAGCATGGACACCGCAGCATACAGCCTATCCATATCCACGATCAAATCCCCTCGTGTCATGTGCTGCTGAACATAATCCTCGTGTCCTGCCAGCGGCGGACCGTACACAACATAGACACCTTTTTCTTTTTGATAGCCGAACCGGCCGTGAATCTCGTTGTGGCATTCATGGTGAACCACCAGGATATTCTCAGGATTCAGGGAGATGTTTACATCATGGACGTTCTCAGGAGTCAGTTCGGTAATATGGTGAAGGGTTAGCTCACTGGACTTAATCACATATTTTCCACAGTGTTCACAGCGCATCCCGTTGTCTCTAATCGCTCGTTCATTGATCACAACCAGACGGAACTTTTGCCACGCTTCACTAGCATAGAAGCTTTTCAGGATCGCATATCTAGCCATATCACCACGCCTCCGACTTAAGCTTATTCACTTCAAGCTGCATACGCTCTACCTTCAGCTGTAGTTCCTCGGTGGTCAGCTCATTACGGTCAAACTGATCGAGCATTGTCACGCATCGCATCTTCCTACCCTGAACGGCCGTGAGCGCGCTATGTATTTGAAGCATTCGCTCAAGCTTTTGCGGCTCTTTCGTCTTCTCTTCTACAATCTGCTTTTGCACAGTCTTAACCGGCTTGAACTGCGGAACACCATCCACAAAGTGAAGCGTCTCAGCCCCTTCTGCTTCTGGATCATCCACCTCATTGAAGTGATACCTCCGTTCAATACTCAACCGGTCATGCCCCGCCTCAATCTCATTCATGTTTTTCATCAACATGAACTCCCGATACTCTAGCAGCGCGATTTCATTAACAAGTATCTGTCGCGGATCAGTTTCCATCTGCATGAGCTTCAGTTTATGTTCGGCTGCAATCTGGCTCATCCACATGGATTCGTACATACCATGCTTCCAGCCATTCTTATTTCCCGGTGGAGCGCCACCGCCTTTATTTCCTACAGCATTGGTATTTCCCGGCTGCCCTCCGCGTTTACGCCTTGGCCTAGCCTCCCAAGCATCCTCATGCTTCCACTTCCGAACTAGGGATGCGGATACTTCCAAGCGCTTGGCAATGTCAACAAGCGGCATCGTTCGATTGCTTTTTTCCCATAAACTAAATGCCTTGTCTCGTTTTTCGCTGCGCCCTCTACTCACCTCATCACCACCACCTCCGAACGGTATTCGTGTTTGGACAGTACACTTTTGACAGTTGCTTCCAAACGTTACTTCAGCAGGCTAAAGGTCGTCGTCTGTTTTCTTCTAAATACTGGTTTTTGAGTGAAACATAATGGTAATACTGTTGCACTCGTTTTAGGCAAAAAAAATTGCATTTCTTCATATATGGATCTCTCCATCATGAAGCGACTGCAATGAACACGGAATTATGTTGCACTGAATTTAGCGAAGAGCCATGATAGCCCGGTCCATCATATCCTGTGTAAGCCCGATATAGTCCAAAGTTTCCCTCGGATCGCTATGTCCGAACATATCCATTAGTAACGCTAGATTCTCTGGATTTTGCATATATAACCGGTAGGCCCATGTCTTTCTCAATGTGTGGCAACCTATTTCCTTTAGACCGAATTCCCTAGCTGCATCATTCAGAAAACGATAGGCGGTTGTTCGGTCAATCGGTTGGTTTTTCATGCGACTTATCTTTTTCCGCTGCCTGCTGGCAAACAGGAAATCCGATCCCTTCATACCGGATATGTACTCATCCAGATCACTTCGAATACTTGGATGGATAATGAACCGTTTAGCATGTTTGTTCTTTTGCTCGATCAAGCTAACATGAGTTCCGCGAACCTCGTCCACCCGAAGCTTACATAAATCGGATACCCGTAGTCCGCTGTAGATCCCAATACAAAAGAATAAATAGTTGCGCATACTCCGCAGTAGGAAGTATTCCTTCATTCCGTCTATGATTCGTTCATCACGAATCGGCTGTACTTTCTTCATATCACCACCTCAATGTAAACCCTGAGAAAAAGAAATACCGCCCCCGAAGGAGCGGCTATATAGGAGAATGGTTATGAAACCCGTTGTTGGTTGGCCTTGATAGGATTCGAACCTATCTAACCCTGAAGGCCATGAAAATGTCCGTATTTCTATCCCGCCCGGATGGAGCGGTTTCGGGGCATCAAACCCCACCTCACACCGAACCCTTGACGATGAACGTCTAAGGATGAATGATCATCCCACAGCGCGGCCGAGTTCCTACCGCGATAACGGGCAGTAGGCACACCGGAGAGTTTGAATCACTCTCTATGTGCCTACTTTATAACTGAACTACAGACGCTGTGCGGACACTGAACAGACAAGCTCTTGACAGTGTACAGACAAGATACAGACAGATTTTTATATTACACGACGCCCCATAATTTAAGCGTACTTGCGACTGATTCCACTCCGTCCACAATCCGTCTATCAAAGGTTCGTTCGTGAATTCTGTTCCATCGGATAACGGCTGCCTTGCGGGGATTCCCTTTCATAAATCGGTATTCCATCATGGCCCTAAGTTCCATGTCTACTATGACTCGAATCGCACGTTCTATATTTTCCGTTTTGAACTTCCAATCTTCATAAATGATCTGTTGCTTTTCATTCAAAACATCACAAGAACCCAGTTCATCGACAATCTTGCGCATTCTGATATACCGTCTGAGCAACGTTTTCGTTGTAATGCGATCCTCTTCTGTGACGCTTTCGTAAAATTCCATCTGCACCACCGCAGCCCCCATAGTTGGCTCCTTTCCCTCATATTAATGCTTTGGCTTCTCCCAATACACTGACAGCGAAGGTTACAGCCTTGGACCATCTGAAATCCCCTTCGTTCCCCTTTCGATCAATGGGGACATATCCTGCATCTAATCTTCCTTCCCGAACTTCCAGTTTTTCTAACCGGCGCAACAATCCGTTCTTTAAGACATAGGTTTTACCGACTTTGATTGAGTCTAATTTCATCGCTGATCCTCATCATCTAAGAAAGGAAGGGTCGAATATAGCCATGCAGCAAGATCATCCGAAGTGCCAGGGATTCGTTCCCGAAGAGCCTCTTTGACAAAATCTAATTGCATCTCCGCAATATCAAGAGCTTGCATTAATCGGTCCGCATCAATCGGGGTTCCCTGTCCGTTTTCCACTCTTTCCCTTAGATCGTTGTCAATCGGGCCATACAACATTAAGGCATTGTCATAGTAATCAGCATATTTCTCTCCAAAGGCCAAAGAAAGGATGCACAGGGTTTCATTGTCACCATACTTACCGACCGTTTCCGACGAGACTCCGACCGCATTAAGTTTCGATCTATTGATTTCGTCATTCGCAACCAGGATATACCCGTCATCTCCGCCGCCTTGATCTATAACTTCCAAACCGTTCAAAACATCTAAAATTGCTTGTTTATTCATTTCACTATTCCTCCCACTTTTTATAGTTTGGGAGAGTTACCCCTCCCTGATTTCATCCCGTTTCGACACCCAGGCAAACCCGAACCCTTTACGTAGTGGGTCTTCAATTATGTAAGCCACTTTTTTCGGGACATACATGCCTGGTTCAACCCGCAAAACTCCGAATCTGGTTTCTATCGTCTGATTTTGAGAAATCGGAGCTGATGGGCAAACCACCAGCTTCAGGTTCTCGATTCTGCTTCCTTTTTGAATCACCTGACGTAACGCGTCATCGACCATTTGAGCTGCTTTCGGGATCAGTGTGCTCATTTCGCTTTTTCTGACATTCGTCCAAGCAGGCCAGAAACTGCATTCAAGAATTTTGCATGTTCATCAGGAGCTGTTGTTTTGATTTCATATAATGCACCGAGCAGATTATCAAAGTCCGTAACTACAGCTTCAAAATATACCGCAAACTTGGCCATGGCTTTGTTTTCATTTCGCTTTACTTTCTCTCTCAGCTGGGCCAACTCTTTCTCCACATCTTCCGGTACCTTTTCGATAATTTCAGGTGCCGGTATATCAATTGGTTTGGCCTTGAGCTGTTTTTCAAGCTCCTTGATTCTCTTCTGGTTATCCACCAACTCAGACTCTTTTTCGTTGAGCTTCTTCTGAATCTCGTTAATTTGATCTACATCCCCAATTTTCTGAGCTGCTTCCAGATCGGACTTGTAACGCTCAGCCAGTTCATAGTTCATGCCGTTCTGTTTCTGCATTTCGGCTAGGCTGCTTTCCACTTTTTCGCGTTGCATTCTTTCATATTCGGTCTGCTCATTAGCCTTTTTCAGTTGCTTCTCTAACGCCTTTTTCTCTTTGATCAATGTTTGAAGTTCTCTCGTTGAAAGCTCCTCCACCTTGTTCTCTTCCGCGAAGGATTCTCGTTCTTCAGCTGGAATGGAGAGCAATGCGACCGCTTGCGTGTAACTTAAATTCGCAAGCGATTGGGAATTCTCATACTCTTCGGAAATCCTCATGAAGTTGTTTGCCGTTGACTGCTTATAGTTCACATTGTCCTGGAGCCAGCCGCCCCACTCACCGTGGGCAACAAGTTCCTTTGCTTCTTTTAACTTTCTACCGATATCGATAGCAGATTGAAGTACATACTGCCTCGCTTGTTGGTCAATGGATCTAATTTCAGCGGCGATAACTTCGGGCGAACGTAATATAATTTGCGTTGTCATACGGCAACCTCCTGGCGGCTATTTGGTTTGATTCTGGATTTTTTCTTTTTTGTAAGCTTCTCTTTAACGAATGCTTTAACGAAGGCGACAACTTCATGAGTCATATCGCTGTTCTTGAACCCCCTGCATTGGACAATCTTGCCCTTTTGAATCTCCAAGGTGTAAAACGGCTTGTCCGGTTCCTCTGCCTTTCGGATAAAGAAAATATCGCAGTACCCTGTCGCGTATCTTTCCGAATATCTGCCCACACAATGCTTAAGCATTTTACCTTCGTCAAAGAGTTCAATCGTTGATGCTGCTGGTCGTAAAATGAGACCATACTTTTCAAATCGGAATGATTCAAGAATCGAAACTCGTTTAGCGACTTTCTTGTTCAACGCTTCATCCGCTTTCATTTTGATCTGTTTCCTCAACTTGTCATGCGCTTCATGAAGATCGTTCGGGAATAGATTTTTATCCTCCCTGATATCGATATTCAATTCCAGGCAATCTAAGCGGTAATCTCGCCAATCCGTGATAACATTCGCTGCACGCTTATAGTGATCACCATGATTCCGTATCTGCTTTAACACGTATTTGTAAATTGCTTTCTCGGTAGTCAACCTGAGTAGCTCTTTAAGATAGTCCTGGTAGATCGGCATTTCAAGATCCGCCGCCAATATCGACTCTACCACCCCTAACCCCATGTCCTTTTTTCGATTTTTTTGATAAGTTCTCAGTGCCTGATGGGATACTTCCAAACCTGACTTCCGGATCTCGTTCAATTCCACTTTGTTCAGCCTGAGTACATCGAATATCGTTTTCCCATTCCAATTGATTGCACCATATGTTTTATCTCTGTAGAGCTTGGCCCACACCATGGAGGAAAATCCGGATTTGGTCAGGTATTCGATGCAAGGATAACGTGCAGCTAAGTCGAAAAATTCGGTCATATCGCTGATGTATGCACCGTTGTCGTACTTGGTGTACTGCTCCCAAGTGCAGTATTGAAACGGCGTGCCCTGTACAGCTTGGCGAATGTTTTTTACGGACATATGCTTCTTCCAACTTCCATACTTATATTCCCCATCAAATGCCGAACGTAGCTTTTTAGGCTGTTTCATTGAGTAGCTAAAATAGGTGCTGTTTCCCGGTTGAAACAAGTACATATGACTGGAATTGTATTTGGTGATCACTTCTTTGAAGTCGCCGCTATAATCCCGATAGACGCTAATCACTCTGGCCGTTATGGC